CAAGGCCAAGCGGTCAGAAATCTATGACCATGAGGATCATTGACACGCTTTTCAACGGATTTGGAGACGAGGGAGGGCGCAACGTAGCACTGACACGATTTGTAGGCTTACTCTTTAATAAGTGGATTGATTGTGACCTAGAGACAGCCTATGAACTTACAAAGATAGCCAATAGCGTGACAGTTGAACCATTGCCTATTGAGGAGCTAGACCGCACTTTTAGCAGTATAGCACGGGCTGAATACAGAAAGAGAGGTTAGAACCATAGAACTAGAAGAATTAGCAAACCTAAAAAGTGAAATCTTGGAGGTAATGGAGCAAGAACACCCTCCTAGAACGATGAAGGAGCTTGAAAATCGTATCTTTAAAGCTGGAGAAGAATGGCGGGCAGAACATACTGAAACTAAGGTAAATGAGACCACAGGGGACGTTACCGAAAAGGTGGCCATGCCACAGACATTCACAGTAGCTAAAATACTGAGCGAGATTGTCACATTTACTTTTATCAGCAAGAGCAATATACCTGATTATAGCCTGCTCTATATCTATGATTTAGACGAGGGTATCTATACCGCTAGTAATGATCTATTCAATCTTTTGTGTAAGACCTTTGACGTTAGAATTAAACCCAGAGAGTGGCCACAGATTAAGTTAATGGTTAGAACATTGGCCAAGATACGAAAACCTTTAGAAAGTGCTAACCTTATTCCCGTACAGAACGGCATTATCAACTTAGAAACTAAGGAACTACTCCCCTTTAGTCCTAAGTATGTAATTACAAGTAAGATAAGCACGGCCTACCACGCGCCTAAACGAGTCCCAACAGATAGAGAGGGCAAAACTTTTGATGATTGGCTAAACTCAATTGCTTGTAATGACAGTGAACTGGTAACACTGTTTTGGCAGATTATCCTTGAAGCTATTAACCCTAACCATACCCGAAATAAGTTTGCCATCTTCTACGGGGACGGTAACAATGGTAAAGGGACATTTCAGCGCTTCCTTATCAATCTAATAGGGGAAAGCAATATATCAGCCTTAAAACCTGCACAGTTTGCTGAAAAGCATAACTTAGAAACCCTGGTAGGTAAAGTTTGTAATATCGGAGATGAAGCCCCAAACGAATACTTAAAAAATCCGTCGGATCTAATGAGTATCACTAGTGGCGACACTGTTCTAGTCAATCCCAAAGGACGCCCAGCCTTTGAAGCTACTTTCAAGTTATTCAATATCTTTTCAGGCAACTATATCCCCAATGGCGGCAACAAGACAAAAGGCTGGTATCGTAGAATTATGATCGTCCCTTTTAATGCTGACTTTAACGGGGAGAAGGAAAAACCTTGGATAAAAAATGAATTTTTGGCCAACGATGAAGTATTAGAATACGCACTTTACAAAGCTATCAATCAAGAGCCATTTACTCACTTTATCGAACCTCAAACAGTCAAAGACCTGTTAGAAGAATACCAAGAGGATAATGACTACTTGCTTTCATGGGTTAAGCATGAATACATGGAAAGAGGTTGGCATGAGCTGGACGTAGTACCTGTTTTTATAATGACCAGATCGCTGAAACATTATGCTGAAGATATGGGAATACCCAAGCCCAATGTTTACGGGGCAGGAAAAGATACTATCAGACACCTACAGCAGTTAACACCTAATAAGTATCAACTCAAAAAGGCTCGTGTTAGAATTGAAGATTTTGACAAACTAGATCCGTTGGAGTTTGAGAGACAAAAACTGGGTCGAGTAAATCATGCTATAACTAAAAAAGAATAATGTTGACCTTCTCATAATGCTCTAAACCGTTGATATGACTGGGTTTTTACGGAATTTGTTGACCTTCTTGTTGACCTTGTTTTGAAGAAGGTCAACATCCTAAACCCTTGGTACTACTGCTTTTATATCCCTTATGTTGACCTTGTTACCTTCTTTTTAAAAACAAGAATGTAAATGAAATAGATATATTTTATATATAAGAGCTACGACTTCAAAAGAAGGTCAACATGGTCAACAAGTGACCTAAACCCTTGGGAGAGTAAGGTGGAAGGCGTAACCTAGAAGGTCAACAAAACACCAAAGAAGGTCAACAAAAACTACTTAAACACCAATCAAAGGAGAAAATACATGAAAGCCAAGCTATTTGAATATACTAGACGATGGGAAAAAGAAGACTTTGAGAAAGAGATCAATGACTTCATGGCAACTGTTGAAGTGCTGGGCGTTAAATTTTCTGGTACACCATCTAGTGAATCCTTTAATTCGGTGGCTATCGTATTGGTATTATACAGATAACAAAATGGGGTAGATAGTACCGACCCCCTTGCAATGATGTAACTACTAGTGAAACCCTTAAAAACAGAAAGAGGAAAAACAACATGACAGAACAAACATACTTTGAACAGGCAGATCAGGAACTGGAGGAACTCAATCGCAAACGTGATGATTTTATGGCGGATGCAACACCAGTATGTCTTGAAGATACGCCTAAACTGATTGAACTAGGTGAGAAGCTCCGGACGGAAGACACTAGCATAAATGCCTATGAGTTATACAGACACCCTGAAGCGCGTGCAAAGTTATTCGCCCAAATCGCGGAAGCCTGCTTCTTGTTGATTGCAGATAGTTCACCAGTACCAGTGCAGCCGACACAAGCACAGCGGATACATTTTTGCGAGTACTTGGAAGGACAATTCCAGAATATCATTAAGAAGTTGATTGCAGGAACTGACAAGCAAGTTCTAGAGTCTTTACTTGAAGCTTTGCAACTACCCAAAGAAAAACAAGCTCAATTTGTCCGTGATGTGGTAGTAAGTGGCTTACTCAGTGAAGAATAGTATCAAAGGGGCATTGCCTCTTTTTGTGGTTTCACTACTACTGAACCCAATCAATTTGGGTTTTTCCATATAGGGGGTATTTTTGAACGAATGGAAGTTATAAAATCAATAACCATAGAGACATTTATAAAGCCAATGAAAAACCAGAATATCAGTCACGGTATAGCTGAGTTGAACGGTAGAAAACTGGAAATAGACCTAGATAGTCTGTATATCACCTTTGGAAGTAATCATTTTGATTTAGCAAGTATACCAGGAACTAAGGGAGGTAATCGCTACTTCTTTCTCTGTCCTATTTGTGATAATCGATGCAGAAAACTCTATAAGAGACTGTTTCAATATGGTTGTGGATCATGCCAGAAAATACACAAGTCAACACTGAACCGAAGTAAGACAGATTGCCAATACTATTGGGAGCTTGCGCTTAGGGAAGCTAGGAAGGTAGAACCAGGGTGGAGTCCCAAACGTGGCGGATATATGTTTGATAGTTTTCCTGAAAGACCAAAGTATATGAAACGGAAACGATATTACAAGCATTATCAAAAGTTTGTTAACTACACCAGAAAAGGGGATAGCTTTTGGTTGAATGGATTGAGTTCTCTAAGGTAATTTTTAGTAGGGTGCAATTTACAAAACAAACAAATACTACATATTAGACGGTTTAAATGTTAAAAAAGCTAGATATATCAAGGATTTAAGTAAGTAGAGCGTTCCAAAAAAAGAGTGCGATAAAGGGAGCGCGTGTTTTGATAAAAAAATTATTCGTTTAGGAAAAGGAAACAGGAAATACTTAGATTTTGGTAAGATAACGAGGTTTTCCGAGGGTTAGAAAAGGTGAGATTGTGGCAAAAAAGATATGCTTAAAATACAAGGATACATGTACTTGAACTCCGAGCGAACGCCGAGAAAATAGCTCTTGAACAGAGAACGAACAGAGAAGATTACATAGCTTGAAGCTAGAGCGAAGCCCGAGAAAGTGGATATATCCCCCTATCATTTATCAAGCAGAAAAGGAACAAATAACTTGCCTTATTTACACTTACAACATGCTTTTAAACATGAACAATTATGAACATATTCCGCCAGTCGTTGAAAATGCAAAAAAGCCAAGGCTTACGACCTCAGCTATAATTTCAAACACTATTATTATATCATAGAGGAGGCCGAGGCATGACACCAGAGCAGGTAAAAGAAAAACTAGAGGGCGCTAAGTGGATAAGCAAGGAAATCAAAGGCTTATATTTGGAATTGGAAGCCCTGGAAGGTGGTATTATCAAAAAGCCAACACTAAGCCCTGGAAGGGTACAGACAAGCAGAGAGAACAAGACAGAGAACAACCTTATAAGTGTTCTAAAACTAAAAGAGGATACGCTTCAGAGGATTGAGCGACTTACTGAAGAGAGAATGGAAATATCTAGGCTGATCGATAAGCTGGCCAATCCGCTTGAGCGTTCTGTTCTAAGATTTTTTTACTTGAATGATCTTGTAGCTTCGGAGGTAGCTGAAGAAATAGGAAAGTCTACCACCTCAGTATATCGAGTAAAGCAGGAAGCCATAGAACACTTGGCAAATGTGGGGTAATAGGTGAGCACAAAAAAACGCCTAGAACAATCTAAGCGCTAAAGAGTAGTGGACGGTGTGTCTGTCCCGTCATCTCTTCTACCTCATGGGTGCGTAGGAACACTATCATCTCTACCTCACTTCTCTTTAGATTAATTATATCACAAAGGAGCGAACTAATGGAGCTGGATAAGTTTAAAACGATGATGAACGTCAGAGAGCGGATGACCTACTTTCTACGTTTTCAGAGGATGGCAGGAAGTGAAAACCAAGTTACGATAGATGAAGAGGCTTGGAAACTTGTCTTACCTGATCAGTGGAATTTGAGCGGTGAGCATGAAAAGGCAATCCGTGAGGGGCTGGAGATATTCGCCCAAGACATTAACAGTATAGAGAATAAACGAGCCAGGAAATACTTTATTATCCATTATTGCTACATGAGAAAGAAAACAATGAGCGAATGCGTAGAAATAGCAGGAACTAGTGTTACAAGTTACCACAGGTACAAACAGATAGCCGTCTTAAACTTTGCGAGAATCCACCAGAACAGAGAACTAGAAGCATATAAGTAGGCGTCGGTGGTGTTTTGTTGAAAAAATGTTGAGATTTAAGCGAGAGAACATGGACATTTATGGACACATATCGCCAGTTGTTGAACAGCTCATAAAATGTTGTCAGGTACTAACAAGTTCTTACACATCCCGCCAGTCGGAGAAAAACTAAAAAATGCTCTCTGGGTCTGAAAAGTTCCTACATATTCCACCAGAACGGAGAGTTAGAAGCGTAAATGTTTGCAAATGTAGGCCGAGGCTTCATATTCGCCCCCTATTTTGCTTTGTTTCGTACTGGACAACTAAAACACCACGGATAAACTACAAGCCCTCAGAAACGAATCTGGGGGCTTTTGTGAGGTCATAATCTTATAAACCACGCGCTCCATGGTATAATATACCTATCAGCAACCA